AACACCAATAATCTTTCTACCACCGATAAGTTTAATTTTGCCGTCTTGGGTAACCCAATTATAAGAACTATGGGCGGCATCTTTACTGATATTTTCGTCGTCTAATAGATTGTGAACACCAGATAAAAACATTTCTATTGTGCTGTCCATAATTTCTAATTATTAAGTAATTGTGCGTTCCAATAAGCCATATTGGCAAGATAATTATTAAATCTTTCTTTATTTTCTGCGGAATAACTTCTGGCTTTATCAAACTGCTGAATAATATAATCTTCTGAAGCCATTCCGTGATAAATTGCTGGGTGAAAATCTTCGGGGAATATCGGGCTGGTAGTGATGGTTATATCGGCTGGTCTATAAATATAATCAGCACTTACCATCTGTCCACTGGCAGGAGTATCACTAAAATATAATCGGTTATTGGCTAGGTCAACATAAGCATAGCCAGAACTATTAAGATATTTTCTTCTATCAGACCAATTAACTAGTTTGTATTCGGTATTACCAACTAAAATAATTTTAGGAGCTTGATTGCCCTGATATTCAACATTATTTTCGGTATAATTCCCATTAGCAATAAAATAAGCAAAATCAGCTGGCAGGGTAACATAATTTAATCCAGTTGTGATGGTAGAAAACTCTTTTTTAAGAAATTCCCACAGCCTAGAATTAAGTATTTGCCGATATATTTTGTTTAATAAATCAAGCTCCTCTGATGTTGACAGTTCAGTGCCATCGTCAACATACAGCTCGAATCTATCTATAATTTCTTGCCCAGTCATATTATTTTAATTTATTTTTAATAAACTTATAAAACTGGGCAATCGGTGGAAATAAACAACTGCCAATAATTACGACAAAGCTTATTATGACCTTAATAGCCCATAAAAACACTGTCAGTAGTATAATTTCTCCAATAATGTTAATCATATTTTTAATTCTTATCACTGCCCACCAGAATTGATGGGCAGGGGAAGAACTGATTAAGCAGCAGCAACCTGAACAACTGAAAGTGTGCCAGCAGCAACCCTAGACCAAGCAATCCAATTAGTAGCACTTACGCACAGTAATTGAACCATTGTTCCAGTAGCACCAGCAATAGCAGACTCTGCATTAGCACCTACACCACCATTAATACCAATTGTGGCGGGATTAGATGTCCTAATCTCATAACCAGTAGTGTTCGTTGAAACTAAAGTAATCAATGTTCCTACAACAGGAGCAGGCAATGTTACCCAATGGTCAGCGTTAGCTGAAGTCACAGTGGCAATCTGAGTTCCTGGGGTAATAGCACCAGTTCCAGTTCCATCAGCAGTCGGGACATAAGACTTAACAATACTGTTCTCAATGGCACCCCAAACAGGAGCAGCAGTCGTTCCAGAGTTACGATAAAGAACACCAGTTGTAGAGTCTGTCATTAAGCAACCAGGAGCAAACTTAGAAGCAGTTGTTAAGAAACTACCAGCAGATTGACACTGAGTGATTAATCCTTCCGAGTTAGTATCTTGGATTAAGATACCAACTAAATCTTTATCTGTTTTCATAGGTTTATATTTATGGTTATCAGGGGAGGTTTCCCTCCCCTATTAAACCTATTACTTAGGCACTAATCTTAACGTCCAGAAATTTACGTGAACCATCGGCAAAGGTCTTAATACCAGCCAAGTAGCTAGTAAAGACATTAGTTCCACGGCGGTCAGCAGTAGGACGCATATCAACCTCTTTCATATCTTGAACCACAACATCAATACCACCTTTCTTGCCATAATAAGCGTGAACATAAGGAGTAGTCCAAGTATCACCAGAAGCAGTCAAAGTTTCAGCAACAGTGATGCGACCAGAACCAATACCAACTATATTTAGAGTATTAGCAGTATCATTATTAGTAGCAATAAAGCGATATTCATCGGTAAATAAGTTTTGGTTCGCAGTGCTTAAAGCAACTTGAGTGGCAGAAGTAGTTCCCGGATTGTTAATTAACCCAGCTAGGTTAGCACGAGTTGCATCTGCGTTAGCACCGATTAAAACATTACCAGCAGTTGTGCCAATTGAGCTAACGAAAGTGATAGTAACACCATTGATAGTCAAAGTATCACCGTTGGTTGGGTTTGTAGCCAAACCTAAAGTAACTTCACCAGTCAAGTTTTCACTGACATAAACCTCAGCTTGAGAAATGCTTCCAGCATAACCATTTTTCCATACCGACTCAACAATGTTGAACTGTTTAGCCAATAAGAATTGTTCCATATCAGATAGGGCATAGGAATCAACGACCATACACATATTAGACAAGGTTTGATGAGTGCCTTTTCTTAATTTGGCTGGCATACGAGTAACCATTTGAGGAACAGTGGTAGAGCTTAGGGTAATAGGAACTCCAGTAGAAGCTAGGGTTGTTAAATCACCAGTATCAAAGGTTTGGTAGGCATTCTTGGTTTCGTATAAAATACGAGCATCTAGGTCAGCGGCAACCTTAATGGCAATTTGACCACCAATAACTTCACCCGGATTTAATGGACCGGCTTGTTTCACTTCACCATCAGAAATGTGGAATACGGCTTCCTTTTCTAGGTTAATGACAAGCAGTTCACTAGTATCGGTAATACTATCAATAGTTGAAGCATTGCCACGAGTAACGGAGCGAACACGCACACCAGAAATGTCGTAAGCAACCCGCTCAACACTTTCCCCATATTTTAGCACGGGCTCAAAGCGTAGATTAGCAATTTTTTTGCCGACCAACACCTTCTGGAAGACCTCTTCATAAGCGTTGTCAAACTGGGGCTTGAAATCTGTTAGACTCATAAAATTAAATTAAATTAAGTGAATAAAGCCCCGCAATTAGTTGTTACTAGAGACCAATTCTATTCTGTAGATTTTCGTTATACTTTTTCCTAAGAACTGGATTAGACATAACTTCCTTGAAATAATCAGGGTTGTTTATCTTAGAATAATCAATCTCAGTAATTTCGTCTTTACTTCCCCCAGGAGTTGAGGTTTCAAGAGTCTTTTTTCCTGTTGCGAGGTGTCCGTAAGCTTCCTCTATAATCTTCGTAAATGTTTTGTGAGCATTACGAGGGTCTAGAGAGAGAGATTTAATGACATCTTTATTGACAATATCCTTATATTCAGGCATAGCTTCCATTGCCTTTTCAAAATGGACATTAAAAGCTTCATCAATCTTTTTGGCATTTTCAGCTTCCTGAATAGGTTGTATTGCCGATAAAACTTCGTCTTCAACCTCTTTTTTGGTCTTTGCCCTAACGGCATTAGCAAAATCCTCTAAAAAAGATTCATCTACATCGTGCCTTTGAGCAATTTCCCTTAAATCTGCTGAGACTTCTCGTTCACTAGAACCAGCCTCAATAGATTTTTGTAATTCTTTCATTTGCCTAGTCAATTCTTTGTTTTCACGCTTCATTGCTAGGTAGGTTGAAAGAGGAACTGATTTCTCCTGAACAGTTTCAGTTCCCAAAGCTGCACCGATAGTTTCTTCACCATTGTTATTATTTTCCTCTGGTGTTTTAACTTCGGTTTCTAACGGTGTTTTTAACTCCTCCGCAGGAGCACTAATGGTTTTTTCTTCCATAGTTTAATCTATTTAACGACTAGACCCGTCGGGGTTTTATTCCTCCTCCCAGAAGGTTAACTGTAACATTTACAGCTTTGAGAGCTAGTTAAAGCCCTCCCTAGCTATAAACCTTGCTGTTTTTCTTTTAGGGCTTCAACCGCTAATTCTTTATTCTTTTTGGCTCTATCTATTACCCGATACAGATTTAACTTGGCTTCCAGTCTAGCAATAGTAGTAATTAACTCAATATGACTGGCACTTTTGTAGCTTGATAATAAAACATCAATAGCAGAAGAAATGTCATTAAGTAAGGTTTCTTTCAAAATCTTACCACCATCAGAGTCAGATAGGGCGTCTATACTAGCATACTTTTTAATGTCCTCTTTTATTTCTTTTTCATCAATGTTTAACATATTTATTTTTTTTCTTTTAGGGCAATACCAGTTTGTTTTTCAATTTCAAACAATTCGTCATCGTATTCTTTAATGGCTTGGGTATATTCCTCTAAATCTTTTTGAATTTTTTTAATTAAAGTTTCGGCTTCCACTGCCATAAATATAGCTAATTTCTCTTTTTCGTCAGTAATTTTATTAACAATAGGATTGTGTTCAACTATATTAGATAATTTGGCTTTTTCGTAAGATAATTTGGACTTTAACTCTTTTTGAACCTTTTTTAAGTTGTTATAATGTTCGGCTACCTGTTCCATAGTAAAATCAATAGTAACACCGCTCTTTCTAATTTGCGACTTTTGATTATCGGTAGCTTCTTTAATAATTTGATACTTATAGTTCATAAGGTTGTTGTAACGGCTGACCAGCTTCGGCAGTTAATTCACCATTGGTATTACTAGTAGGAACATTTGCCGTTGTTTGGTTGTCCGTTTGGTTAATAATAAAATTATTTAATGCCCTAGCTTCATTTTTCATTATAATTGGCGTTAAACTCATAACATATTGTGTTAATGCCCTAAACTGCTCCGTAGAAATATCTTCTTCGTGGTCGTTAATATAATCAACCACTCTTTGCTTATAGGCATTATTGGCAATCCTATTGGGCTTAATAGTTTCTCCGTCAAGTATTCGCTCTATATCTCTCTCTGCTTCACTCATCAACTCACTATTGCCATAATCTGTTTTATCTAATAAGTCTTTAATTTCGTCCTCGTTAAAGCCAACTATTTTAGCCTGCATTTCAAAAACTTTTTTAGGATTACATTGTTGATTGATAGCTTGCATAGATAAAAATGATAATTTAGCTTTTTGGTCTTGAATTGAGGTCATATTCTCGGCATCAGAAGTCTGAACTAGCACACCAAACTCATTATCTTTTTTACTGCGGAAGATGTCTCGTTTAGTTACCTCTACGACTTCTACCCCATTAGGACCAATCATATCTACTGCCATTTTCTTATTCAAGTGCTCTCTGACGCCCCACTCATATAATTTAGCAAATCTTTTATAGCCAAAAGAATAAGATTTGTTAAGTAAGTTGAACCTATCGGCAGCAGCAGCCTGATTACCCTCATAAATACCAACCTTACCCCTTTCATCACTTATACCTTTTGAGCCGTCAGTAACACCAGAAACTCTTTGCTGAATACTTTCAAGGATATTAAATACCTGAATAGGGGTGTTAATGCTGGGAACAGCTAGGGTCTGAATTGTTTTATTTATATCAAAATCTCCCTTGAAATAAATATAACCATCACGCCTATATTTCAATGTTGCCATATCAGCGATTGCTTCAACATTAACAGCTTTCATCGGTTTATTTATGGCTTCGGCATTGTCTAGCATTTGATTGATGCTTACATCTTGAGCCATAAATATCTCTCGGACATAATCACAATAACTCGGAGTCCAAAACTCTGTTAAATCAGGAAAAGCCGCCCAAGTCCACACTGGATACATATTACTAGCAAATATGTCAGATAGCTTTTCGCAGCGAATTACATCCCCACTATCGGTCATCAATAAATAATATCTTTCACCTTCATAAGTGGTGAACCACTCCCAAAACTTATATACATTAGGTTGAATAGTTTGTTTCTGTCCGATTGTATTTTGCCCGTAACTTCTTGATGTTTTATTAGTATCTTCTGGGGCGGTATCATTAACATTTCCACCCGATAAGAGAAGATTACTCACTGCCGTTTTATAATATAATCCTTCCTTGACTCCGGCTTTTAGTTCTCTGGCTGTTTTTAGGATATTATATCTCCCGAGATTAAGAGCTTTTTCAATATCTAGACCACCACACAATGGGTCAATTAAAAAGTCATATACATCACAATTTTCTAGGTTGGATTGATATGTTCCCTTATCGGAAGAAGCAGAATAAAAATAAATAGCCCGCCCGTATATAATAGCTTGCTTTTTGCCAGCTAAATCTTTAATGTCCCAATCGTCCCTTAATGAGTCAACCTGTCGTAAAGCATTTAGCATTTCTACCCTCTTTAACTGACTTTCTTTTCTTTTTATAAACTTAAAAATTAAGGGAGTGTCTATTTTTGACATTAAAGTGTGAACAAACTCCTGCGTCCTAGATAAAGCTACATTAGACCTAGACTCAACTGGGGCTATCTTTTTTCCATAATACATATCCTCATTAGCGTGCCAATGAGAAATTTTACCTTGTTTGTATATTCTGGCAGCTTGTATTTCGTTTAGAGCTTGGGCTGCTATTTTATCAGCGACTTGTTTATTTATCATATTTTTTAACATCCTATTTCAGGATATAATAGTTTTTCTTCTTCGGGAATATAATAATTTATTTTTTTAACTTCGGCATAGTCTTTCATCTGCCAAGCTATTGCTGTTGCCATCAATAAGTCAAAGTGTCTGGTGCTTAATCTTGGGTCTGGTTCGTTGTCTATTACATCGTTTCTGGTGTAACTCATACACTCTTTTATTATACTATAATCTGATAATTCCAACAAGCCATCGTTACAAGCCTTTACTAGGGCAAATATCATTTTTGGTTTTGTGGCGGCATTAGTATTCCAACCATATTCGGTTGGTTGAGCGGTCTGGTCTATCCTAGTGTCAGTCTTGGGGGTTTTGAACAATTTAACTCCTAATTGTTTTGCACGGGCAATAGTAGCATAGCCGTGATTATTTTTTTCAATAGCGCACAATGGTTCACCAAAATACTCTCCTTCTCTTTTAATCTCATCAGCAAAAACATCTGGTTTAACATTATTATTGGCAAAAGTAGCAACTACCCTAGCTGGAATAGTATCAAAATCAATAAATACAGAAGTGGAACTATCTAATCCTACCCCACCAGAAACATCGTGTCCACTTCCGTATCTATGACTTGGGTTATATTCATAAAAAATCTTAAATCCCGCTATTTCTTTAATTGGTTCTTTGACTTTTTGTTTTTCAAGTGCTTCTCTGTCAAAAATAACATCTTTACTTGCACTAGGTTTACAAAGGCGTTCACCTTCAAAATCGTCATCGTCTTTTTTC